GCTTGATCTCGATCGGCTTGAGATTGAAGGTCTTGAGCGTCGCGAGTTCCTTGGACAGCTCGCGAGCGTGGTCGGTGACCTGCTTGAGGCCCTTGATCAGACCCACGCCGACGCCGATCGACAGCGCCCCGGCCAAGCCCACCTGGACCCGGTTGAGGCTGCCGTGCAGATCCCGGACCTGGGTGTGCACATGCGCGAGCTGGTGGCTCAACGCCGCGAAGAAGTGCGGCGCGTTCGAGCTGACCGCGAGATTGACTGCGATCTTGTAGACGTCCATCGGCGCCCCCTATGGGGCCCGGCGCCGCTAGGGCGCGCGGACCGAACTGATGATGCTCGCCAGGAGGCCGCGGCTCAGGATCGCCCGAACCTCGTGCTCGGTCCGGCGCGCGGCCGGCGCCAGAACGGGGCGCGGCGGCTGGCGCGGCGTCGACACGCGGCCGTTCTCGAACCAGACGAGCTTGATGTCGTCCGAGCCGATCGAGGCCTCGCCGTCGTGCGTGCGGGTGTGGATCGAGTTGCGCATCTCGCCGGAGCGAAGGCCCGGCTCGTTGGCCGGATAGCCCTTCTTGACGCGGTCGTCCTGGGTGCTCGGCGCGAGCTGTTCCCAGCCGTAATCGTAGGTGCCGAGCGCCCGTTGCGCCTCGACCTGGATCAGGTGCGCCGCCTGCTCCAACCCGCGCTGGCGGTGGTTCATGGCCTTCGAGGCCACGCCACCGATGAAGCCGGCGAAGGCGCCGATCGAGCCGAAATTGATCCCGCCGCTCATTGGCGTGAAACGATCGTCATCTCGCTTCCTATGAGATGCGGACGCGTTCAGCTTTTCTACGGGCCTGCTGTGCCGCCCGCATCCGGGCGACCGTCTCAGGAGATCGCTTGGAGCCGGTCACGGCCGCGCTGCGCTTGGCGATCGTTTCGGGCGACAGAACCTTGCCCTGTAGGGCTACCCTGTTGGCCGCGCCGATCCGCGCCTTGGTGTCTTCGGAGTGGCGGTACCCAGCCCGCCCTTCCACGGCCCGTGCGACAACCTCGGGAGCGATCTTCCGCCCTTTGAGCTTGGCGCTAATTGCGGCTCGTCGCTCCGGGTCAGACATCAGGAGCTTCGTTGCAGCCGCATTCTTGGTCCGCTGCGCGTCGGAGACAGCCTTGCCCTTTTGCGCGACAGACATTCGCGCGCGGGTCTCCGGCGAAACGATCCACCCGACGTTTCCCTCACCACCGAGCGAGTGGTTGCAGAGCCGTGCGCCATGCGCGCGATGGAGGAGGATCCAGAGGCGTTCGCGATCTTGCCAACGCCAACCCGGCTGCACCTCTTCCAACGCCGAGATCGTCGGCTTTAGGCCTTCATTCATCAGGGCCCGGATCCAACGGTAGACCCGTGAGCGCTGCTTGCCGATCCGAGCCGACCAAAGGTGGCGTTCGATCCGATAGTGCAGGGTACGGCTGGTATATCCAACGTACCGAACCTCACCGGAAACGGGACAGGAAAGCGTGTAAATCAGGCTCATGCATTGAGCTTACCGCATCAGCCTGGCTGCTTCCATCGCCCTGTTTCAAAATCGAATTGTCCACCCTCGAACTCGCCGAAGATGATCGCCATGGCGTAGGCCTCGGCCTGGCCCTCGGGCCCGCCGCGCATCAGGGCGTGCGCCACGTCGAAGGGGACCCCATTCTTCACGAGCCAGAGCGCCTGCTGCAGCTCGGGGTCCCCGGCGATTACTTTGGGTCGGTGCTGGCCTCCTCGGCCTCGTCGCCCTCGGACTCGTCGCCCTCGACCTTGGCCTTCTTCGGCATGAACTTGCCGAGCGCAGCGCCGGCCGCGGCCAGGCCCTCGCTGTCGAGGCGGTCGAGGATGGCGTCGAGCGCGCGGCGGTCGCGCGGGAACGGGATGTCCTGGTCGTCGATCTTCCGGACCGAGGCGGCCATGATGAGCGGCAGCGTCTTCGGCAGCTCGATCATCTTGCCATCTTCACCCTCGGTGAGGGTGGAGCCTTCGAGGCCCGGCGCCATCTCCTGGATCTTGAGCTGCTCGGAGAGCTTGAGCTGCTTGACGCCGATGAGACGGCCCAGCTCGTCCGGGTGGAATTCGATGCGGTTGTACTTCGCCGCGCGGGCGAGGATGTCTTCGCTGGCCGTTCCCATAGGGTCACCTGATCGTCGAGATGTTGCAGAGGATGGGGGGTGTGGCGGGCGCGGCGTGCGCGCCCGCCGGATCGCGTCACGCGATTTGCACCTTGTCCGAGGCGTAGCCCTCGCACTTGACGTTCACGGGCTTGTCCCGGCTGATCTCGCCGATGTCCGTCACCCAGAACACGAAGCGCGTGTACTGGTAGCGGGACACCGAACCGTCCGGGTTCGTGACCGTCTCGTTGAGATAGCCGGCCTTCTCGATCGCGCCCTGGTTGAAGCGCGTATTGGCGGCGAGCTGGAAGTCTTCCAGGTCGGAGCCGGTCCGAACAGCGGTGAAGCTGATCTTGTAGCCATCCGGAATATAGCCGTACACCGGAGGCCGGTTGTAGGGCATATTCTTGATGTCGTGCTTCATCGCCGTGATGGAGACGTTCTGCACGTCGCCCCAGTCGATGATCTCACCAGAGTTGGCGTCATAGTGAGAAAGGTCGTAGTCACGACCGACGCTCATCCCGTTGACTGGAATGGTCGCCTCCTATACTTCTATTAGTCAGGAGATTGACATGCCGACTAAGAAGAGGATCACGCAGGCGGAGCTAAAAGCCCGGCTTTATTACGATCCAAAGTCCGGCATATTCAGTTGGAGACCATGCCTTACCAGTCCGATTTGGTGGAACCGGACGTGGGCGGGCAAACCTGCCGGGACGGTCAAGGACGGATACATCCAGATAAGCATTGATGGTCGGCTATACCGAGCGCATCATCTTGCGTTTCTATGGATGACCGGCAGGATACCTGATCTTGTCGACCACTAAGATCTGGACAGATCGAACAACCGCTGGCGCAACTTGCGCGAGGCGACATACACCCAGAATTTCGCCAACACCTACAGCCGCAGCACGAATACCAGCGGGATCAAAGGCGTTAACTGGAACAAGGCGACATCATCCTGGCGTGCGAAGATCCAGGTCGATAAGCGCCGGATCCATCTTGGTCTGTTCCCGACGAAGGAGCTGGCCGCCGCGGCCTATGCAGCCGCGGCAGTCACCTATTTCGGCGAGTTCGCCCGATCGACGCCGATCAGGCCGCCGCCAACTGGTTGATGACGCTGGAGACCTGAGCGGCGGAGGAGACCGACTGGATCTGCACGTTGCCACCACCGGCGAGCCGGATGACGAAGTAGCGGACCGTATTCAGGTACTTCACCGTCGCGAGCGCGAAGAGGTAGCCCTTGACGATCGTGCCCTCGGTGTTGATCGAGAGGTCACAGATCACCGCGGCGTCTTCGATCATGCCGTAGCCGTCGGCTCCGGTGCTCTCGCTCTTCATGTCGCCGAAGAAGCCGTCCAGGATCGACTTGGCCCGCTTGCGGGTCGGGTCGTCCGTCCGGGTCGTCGACTGCAGCTTGCCGATGATGACCCGGGTCGCCGAGCTCTGAAGCGAGCGCGTGATCCAGTTCGTCAGTCGGGTATATTCGACGCCGTTGGCGGCGGTGTTCGAGCTGGAGTTGCGACCCGTCAGGAACGAGAAGAACGTCTGCCCGAGCGCGGCCGAGCGGCCGATCACGTCGACACCGCCGACCTGGGCCACCGACTCGTCGGCGTCCGCGGTCAGGCTGCCGGTCTCCGAGGTCTCGGTCGCCACGACGCCCATGAGGGCGTTGTTGATCGGCGAGAGCTGCGGGGTCAGGTTGCCGCACAGGCCCAGGGCCATGGCGGTCGGCGAGACCAGACGCAGGCCGTTGGCGCTGTCGTAGAAGGTCGGCCAGTCGCCGGTCAGGATCCAGATCCACGGATCGTCGACGCCGCGCATGGCGCGCTCGGCGACCGCGTCCTCGATCGAGGTGCCGGACGCCATCGCGGCGACCGCCAGCGCGGCCTCCTCGATCGCCAGTTCCAGCATCGCCGGCCAGATGGTCGAGTCGGTGCAGTCGGCCAGCGCGAAGCAATCCATGCCGGAGCCGCGCAGGGCGTACATGCCGGTGCGGGGCTTCAGGTCGGACCCGACGAGCTGGGCGGTGGACACGCCGGCATCGCCGTCGGTGCCGCCGCTGAAGGGGACCACCCGGTTCAGGGTCGGCGGCTCGGTGGAGGTGCCGGGGGCGAACACGACGTAGTTGGACTTGGCCCGCTGGGTCGTGCCGCCGTTGATCGCCGTGCCGAGCGCGGCCCAGAACGACGAGACCGCGGTGTACGAGCCGCCGACGCCCGGTCCGCCACCCGACAGGGTGACGCTGATCGCGTCGCCGGTCGGAGCGAAGTAGCCGGAGCCAGCCGTGAAGGTCGCCGGGCCGAGGCCCCAGACCAGCGAGAACGCCGCGCCGGTACCGGCGCCGGTGCTCGACGTCTGATTGCCGACCGTGGACGGCACGCCACCCGAGGCGATCGAGCCGGCCTTCGACAGGCTGACGGTGGTGATCGCACCGGCGTTGACGCCCGTGACCTTGACCACGACGCCGTTGCCCAGGGTCACGAGGTCGTTGACCGCATGGCCGGTGCCGCCAGCCTGCACGGCCGCCTGAACCGCGACCAGCGAGGCCCGCGCGGTGGCGCGCACGCCGCCGGCGATCTGCGGGGCCGACAGCGACAGCGTCGGGACCGAGGTGAAGCCGGCGCCCGCGGTCACGTTGAGGGCGTGGAGGCCCTGGTAGATGTTGTCGAACCGCTCCGGCAGCGTGCCGGGGAACGAGACCACCGCGGCGTAGGCGCCGATCGCGGCCGTGTTCTGGAACGAGGCCGTGATCTTGTTGCCGATCGTGCCGGTGCAGGTCGCGATGAACTGCCCGCAGAGGTCGGGCAGGATGCCGATCGCCGCCGTGTCGGTGCCGTCGGTGACGCGCACGCCGCGGAACTGGATCTGCTTGCCGGCGGAGATGGCCGCCGCGACGTGGGTCGCGATGTCGTGGTCGCGGACCTGAGCGGCGCCGTAGGGGCAGCTCGAACCGTCGAACACCTCGACGGCGTTGACCTTGCCCCACGAACCGACGCCGACGATGGCCTCGATGTTGGAGCTGGCGCCGTTGATGAAGGGGGTCGGCAGGATGACGTCGATACCGACGCCGGGGTTGTTCAGACCGAGAATGTTGGTC